ACAAAAGGCATTGACCCATTATCAGTAAGATGCTCATATGCAAAGAGTGATGATATTATTTGTGTGGTTTTTGCTTCATCAGCACAATTTCACAATGCAGGTGTTACAGGTGTAACAATTAAGAAATAATTTTTTTAGGAGTATATTATGGCTATTCAGCAAATGAGTGTTAATGAAATTTCAAATCCAGCAGACCGTGAAAAGTTGTTGAAAGTAATCCGTGAGGTGTCCGATTCAATGGCACGATCTCAGAGTGAGAAAGATTATATCCGTGAAGCAATTGCGGACATTAGTAAACAGTTACAATTACCAAAGAAGATTGTAGCTAAAATGGCAAAGGTGTATTTTAAACAGAACTATGATGAAGAGGTTGCTGTGCAAGACCAATTTGAAACTCTATATGAAACGATTGTAAAATGAAATATATTTTTAAACAAATAGACAATGTTTCTGGCCGTAATGCAGAAACTACTTTTGAATTTAGTACAGATTCGCTTCCTGATATTCTGGATCAATTTCAAATGTTTCTCCGTGGTTCAGGTTTTTATCCATCAGGTGTTTTAGACTTTGTGGATGAAGATGCTTGTGGACCAGAATGGTATAATGAAGAGTTTGATGTATCACCAGAAGAATCAACTATTCAAGATACGCAATCTGATCCAGAGTGGCATCCTAACTGGCCATTTCCAAGAAGTAGTTCAACTGAAGAGGTAAATGAATTGAGTGAAGAATCATATAATTTTGCACCATCTGTCGGAATGCAATGGACAGTGAATGAATTGATGAAAGGTCCAATGACTGTTCAATCAATTGAGGATTGTTCAGTTTGCGGTATTAATTTAGATAAAATGAAATATCAAACCTGCTGGAATGTTAAGTGTGCAATAGGCAACGATGCCTACTAAAGATGAGATGTTAAAATTTGCTAAGTCAATAGAGCACCTTGTTGCAAATACTGATTACAATTACATAGAAGCAATTGTTGACCACTGTAAGACAACTGGTCTTGAAATTGAAGTAGCTGCAACATTGATTAACTCTAACCTTAAATCAAAAATTGAAGCTAACGCAATGGATAATAATATGCTAAAAGACAAGGGTGCTAGATTGCCCATATGACAGGCTATCAAACATTTGAAATTTATCAGGCACTCAAGTTACACTTTACATCGGATTCTTACGACTATTTGAAATATAATGGCAAGACCAATGTTAGTGTAACCGCTTTTGAAAATAGAAAAGATAAGTATCACTTTTACAAACTGTCTCGTAAATGTAATAACAAAGATGATTTAATTAATTTTGTTGTTGCCAATTTTGTAGAAGATGAAAAGTCTTGGGTAGGTAACCTATTGATGGAAGAAGCAGATATGAATTACCGAAAAAGACAAAAGGTAATTCAATCGCTGTCGTATACATTTGAGAATGATTTAACAAAGGTATTTGATGGTTGTTCTAACCCTAATGACTTGATTGTTGTGCATGATGGTGACTATCCTAGTCTATTGACAAAGACTTTACAGAGAGATATACAGATTGAAACCTTGTGTATTCTTAATGACATCCTTGGATTCTTTCCTATGTGGTCTAAGAAGATAACAGACAATATTCGGTGGCCAGAATACAGGCGAAAATGCACCAAGTATGCCACATTTCTCCCCAAGGATAGTGTAAAATATAAACTTATATTGAAGAAGGTGATTGATGATTGAGAAGGTGTAATTGTTGCCTTCAACAAGACAGGTGGCATCGGTATACTTCACACAGATATCGGTGAAACTGTGCAAAAATTAAATAGTCTGCTTGCAAAGCAACTAAATAATTTGATATAATGATACTGTGAACAAAACGCTATACAAAAACATACATTTTATACAAGGAAATAATATATGAGCTCTTTCGCAAACCTCAAACGCAGTCGCAATGATTTGGATAAATTAACCAAAGCAATTGAAGACTCCGCATCCCCCGCTTCTAAAGAAGCTGGATCAAAAGATGACACCAGACTCTGGCAACCTACTGTTGATAAAGCAGGCAATGGCATGGCAGTTATTCGCTTTCTTCCCGCACCTGCGGTAGACGGTGATGATGCACTACCTTGGGTTCGTAGATTTGACCATGGATTTCAAGGTCCAGGCGGTTGGTACATTGAAAACTCTCTGACAACTCTCAATCAAAAAGATCCAGTATCAGAGTATAACACTACATTATGGAATTCTGGCATCGAAGCAAACAAAGAAATTGCACGGAAACAAAAACGCCGTTTGCATTACATTGCTAACATTCTGGTTGTATCAGACCCAAGTAATCCATCAAACGAAGGTCAAATCAAACTGTTCAAGTTTGGTAAGAAAATCTTTGATAAACTTACAGAGGCGATGAATCCTGAATTCGCTGATGAAACACCAATCAACCCATTTGATATGTGGGAAGGTGCTAACTTCAAGTTGAAAATTCGTAATGTTGAAAGCTATCGCAACTATGATAAATCAGAATTTGCTGATAAGTCTGCATTGCTTGATGGTGATGATGAGAAACTTGAAGCACTTTGGAAGAAAGAATATTCTCTCAAAGAATTCACCGACCCATCAAACTTCAAATCATATGAAGTATTGAAGGCGAAACTTGATAAAGTTTTGGGCTTTGATGGTGGTTCTTTTGTAAAGACTAAGGCAGAAGATGCTGTCTTTAAGAAGTTTGATGATGACGATGTTTCAGCAACTCTCGGTGGAAATCCATCCGCTGTTTATCCTGAAGACGAAGACTTGGATTACTTCAAGTCTTTAGCAGAAAAAGAGTAAGAAATCCCATGCAAGTGCAAACCCCGCTTCGGCGGGGTTTTTTATTATGTAACTGGTCTTAACAGATACTTCATCATATCTGTATTATAAGGTGTAGCAGAACCTGAACCACCGCCACCACCATTTTGAGCAATATTGGTAACTGGTGCATTAACAACTGTTGAACCTCCACCTTGCTTCATAGAATCTTCAATTAATTTTGTGTAACCAGCAAAAATATCCAACAAAGCATTTCCAGTGTTTGGTGCAGATGCTAATGCTGTTGCGCCACGAGCAGATGGTGTATAATTTGGTGTTGTACCTGGAGTTCCAGCCACTAAAGTTTCACTGGTATTTTTCATTAAGGACGCAACATAATTTCGATCTTCGGCGTAACCTCCTGCTTTTAATTTTTCAAAAAATTGTTGACTAGCTAAATTTTCTTTTCCTAAACCGTATCGTGGATTTTTTAGCTGTTTAACATAGTCATTAACAAAATCGTCCATTGAATTATATTTAATAAAGTTTCTTGGTGCACCAGCATCTAATCCTGGTTCACTTGGACGATATGTTCCTTGAATGTTGCCATAGTTAAATTGTCCTTGAACTGCACCCGCTTTGCCATAACCAGTTTCCAATCCCCATTGTGCTAGAATTGCTTCTGCTGGTACTTTTAATTCGACCGCCGCTTTCTGGGCCCATGGCATCATTGCATTGGTAAATTCTTGCCTGTTTTTGTAACCACCATATGATGCTACTTCAGTCAAAGAACTTGAATCACCAGATGTTGATGATGGTGATGTTGAAGTTAAAGCTGCACCACCAGCATTTCTAGTTGGTGTTCTTGGAACTGAAGCTGCTGCACCACCAGTATTTGATACTTGAGTTGCAGTTGATGATGGTGTAATTGCAGTTGCAGATTCTTCTCTAATTATTACAGAATTTTTTTCATCTTCATCCATTTCTTTTTCTAAAGCAACAAAAAAATCATAAATTTGATAAACATCATAAACAAGTAACAATGCACCCAATGCAGAAACTAATAGGGAAAAACCAGCGGAAAATGGCGCGGCAGCAACACCAGCTACAACAGTTGCAAATTTAGCACCAGCCCAAAAACCAAACTTAGCTGAAAACTTTGAAACCATGCTTACTGATGCACCTTTTTGTACAACTTTAGTAATAACATCAATAATTTTTTTCCATAGACCTTTATTTTTAGTCATCTCTCTATTTTCACCAACAGTGCCAAAACTGCTGAGTGATTTTCCAGCTGCTGTTGGTGATGTTGATGCTGCTCCACCAGGCAATGGTCTTATCAT